AAATCGTCACCTGCTTTGTTCATTACATAATCGTAAACATTTAGTGTTTTATATTCATCAGGCATAAACCATTCACTTTGACATACACCGTCAAAAGTCTTTTGATCTACATCTAATGGAATATACTTTTGTAGTTTGTCAAAGCCTTGTTCTTCCATAGCGGCATTGAACTTGTCTACATCGTCGTTTGCATCGCACAATACCACGTGGACTTTATCCACATGACCACTATAGATCATATCTATTAAATCTTTGTTAGAGAATCGTGGTATTCCAAGAGAATCTGTTTTCATAAGCATACTATATATTAACTGATGTTAATAAGATTGTCAAGATCATTTTCGTCAGAATCTTGAATTTGTTGCTGAGATTTTTGAATTCGCAATCTTTGTTCTTCTTTAAGCTGGTCTAATATCATAACCATTTGTGTCTGCACTTGTGGATTACGTGTTTTCCAATATTTGTGAGAAAGTTCTGATATCTTATCGTTAAGTTCACTATCTGTAAGATCTGTGAAATCTTCAATCAAAGGATGCATGTTTAACTAAAATTACCTATATAATGAGCATAAACAACTAAACCTGCATCTGTAGTCCAAAATTCAAGAATCTGTGGATTAGTTGTACTTGTGGCTGTAACAGTTACACTTGTAGAATTTGTAGATGTCCATCCTGATGCACCATCGTTTTTCATTCCTGTTGCACTGATAGTCACAGCTCTTGAACTACCGTCGCTTGTTATAGCAAGACGCATCTTACCCATTTTGCCACTTGCTGGCCAATCTGTAAGTGTTAGTGTAATATCATTTCCTGCTTGTACAGTTTGATAATGTCCGTTCGTCCAGTTAATATTTTGATTTGAACTAACATTACCGATTACATAAACTTCTTCTACATTTGCTCTAAAATTTGCATCTTGGATGTAATATCCGTTCCAGTCTCCTCCAACAACGCTACCACTTTCTTCAATAGCACTGGCTGCAACACCTGCTGTTTTATCCTGCAGAGCTGTTATTTCACTTGCTGCAGTTGATAAACTGTTTTTAATTGTTGAAAAATTATCTCTAAAACCCTGACTGTCATTGTCTTGACCTGCTATGGGATAAAGAGCATCTATATCTGCACTGTTAATATTACTTGCCATTTCTTATGTCTCCGTATTATTTATCGTTATTACACATTGATTTTGTAATTTTGGAATACTATATACTGTTCATTAGAGTTTCCTGTGGTGCTATCAATGATCACTCTATCTATATCAAAATCAAATTGGTTAAATTTTATACCTCTATTTTTCAAGGCTGTTTGTATTATTTGGCTTGTTCCTGGTTTACAATAACACAGAGGTACAGCTTTTGTATATCCTTGCACAGCGATTACGCCAGGTTGTGAAGTACGCATCCACAAAGGTAAAAAGTTTATTTCTGTTTCACCTATTGCCTTTAATGCATCTCTTACATGACTTATATTACTTATATATCTTATTTGATCATTAGCGCCATCAATAGTAATTGCATCGCTGTCTACTTTCAATGTATTTTCTGGTGTTGGTCTAAATCTCCAAGGTTCAAAATTTCCTACAGTTATACCGTATTCTACATCCACACTATCACGTATACCTATTGGAACAGATCTTCCTGTTTCAACTATCACATTACCTGATCTGGTTGTAATATCTAATGACGGTAAAAGATCTAATTGTACATCACCAAATCTTCTTGTTCCTATAATAAGATTACTTGGATCATAATTTTCTGCACTATCATTAGATCCTTCATACATTACTGTGTTTACAGAATTTTCTTTTGGGTTTTTAATCTTAAATTTTGTTCTAACATCTCCTTTAGATGATTCTGCAGGATCTATCACATCAATATATACAACTTCGTACACAACATCCTGCGTCCCAGGATTTTTAGCAACTGCTGTTTTTATATCACCGAGTAAATAATTTTTTCTTTTAATATTTTTTGCAAACGCACTTACATAGTATTCTGCTGTTTTTGTTTCAATTCCTGCATATAAAAGCATCTTCATTTTTTTCTGTAAACCAAAATTAGGGTCATTTGGCCTATAAATGTAATCGCTGTCGAATAGGCTTGTGTCACTTATAATATCTTCATATGACAATCTTTGATTTTGTTTCAACATGGGCTGCATATACAGATTACTGTATAATTTGTCATCTGGATCTGTAACACTTAAATTGAAAGTTCTGGTGATAGCACTGTATCCAAACTGATCTCTCGCTTTTACTGTGAAAGAAAAATCTCTATCTATAGTTGTTGTGTTAGCATCTAATTTAAATGTTTGACTATCAAAAACAGTTATACCCGGATTATCGGCTGTACCGAAACTATTAATCTTACCTATAATTTCACCATCATATGACAAAGTTAATCCAGGAGGTAAACTACCACTTTCGAGCGTATATAGTAAAATTGCATTTGGAACAGTGGTAGTTGCACTTACACTTAGAGTACTAATGTAGTTACTGCTGATTGTTCCTAAATTACTCGCAGTGTTCCAATTAATTGTACTGTCAACTTCTCCAAGCAATTTAACTGTAAATGTTTTTGCCTTGCGTGATTCTTCTGGATTTGAAGTTTCTACAGTTCCAAGATCTATTGTATCACCAGCAGCAATATTTTCGGTCAACGCACGATCTAATGTTATTATATCATAATCAAGATTAGATTCTGGATCTATGGCAGTTACTCCGTAAGTGTTTTGATTAAGTGTAAATTGCTGTCCTACTGCGAAACTTGAATAAGAATTTAATTTATTAATTTGTACTGTAGTATCTCCTATGTTTGCTGGATTAAATGCAAACGTAGTTAAGGCAACAGTGTCAGTGTCTACAGCAAATCTAATTGCTTCTACTGTAAATTTATATTCTCTTGTTACAGCAGGTTGATATGGCACTTGGCCTGCAATTTCGCCAGTTGACTGATCAAGTGCTAAACCTGGAGGAAGTATGCTATCTGTGTTATCATCATTTTTTGCTTTTAATTCATAGTATACAATACCATCAAGAGTGTTAGGATCAATTACATCTAAATATAAAGTAACATAATTATTTGCTCTACGGAAACCTAAATTTGCAGGTGTAAGCCATATAGGAACTCTTACGTTTGTATTATCTGCTGTAAATATTCCATTTGCTACCTGCATAATTGTGTTATCAGCTTTTAAGAAATCATCACCAACAACGTAAATTCTAAATGTTCTTTCAGCTTCATTGTCACCATCACTGACTGATACAGTAAATTCGTAGTTTCTATTTAATTTTCTTGGTGAACGTGTTGGAACAAATGTGTCGAACACTGCTGTGTCATAATAAAAACTGTCATAACCATTTGCAGATCGCACAGCAAAATCAAAAGGAAAAGCACCATACAATGTTTCATCGTATCTACCTTCGTTTGCTCCTTTTTCAAGAGCAAGTATAGGTTCTACTATTCCTACAAGTCTACCGTCTGTTGTTAACTGTATTCCTGGCGGCAATTCGCCGTTTCCTTCTTTTATATAATATTCTAAGTTGTCTCCAGCAATAACGTCGGGATCAAATGCTTCAAGTTGGAAATCTAATGGTGCACTATCTATTATAAAATATGTGCTATTAGGACCTACAGGCAAACTACCTTCCGGTGTAACCCAAGTAGGATCGTCTGGACCTTGAACTAATACTTTGAAAGTTCTATCATATATCTGTCCGTTTAGAGTAGCTCTAAGTACAAATGTAGACAAAGTATCTATTTGGACTTGGTAAGGAGTACCAACTATTTCAGCACCGCTTAAACGCATGCCTTGAGGTAGACTTCCACTAATTAGTTGAACAGTAACTCCAGATGTATCAAGAGGCAAATAATCGCCGCTTATTGGCAGAGATATTACAATAGTTTGGGTTTCTTGTATAGTGGCTAATAGTTTACCTGATTGTTCTGTCCAAATCTGTGCCATCAATCTACTCCTTTAGTATATTTATCGGAGTTACACTAATGAGCCAAAGTCCGTTAATATATCAACTGGGGATGTTAGAGATCCATAATCTACATCTGTGTTCAAATTTAACCATTCAACAAGATTGTCTGCTTGACGTACTATTCCGTTAAAATCAAAGCCATCTAACAAACCATTTAGATCACGCACATCAACACCGTACACAAGTCCAGTAAGATCACCTATAAAACTATCAGAAGTAATACTCAAGGCATTTGTGATACTGTTTTGGTTGACATCTAAATTGCCTCCCAGCGTAGGATTTAGATCTAACTGAACTAAGTTTGTAGGATCAACATCAAAAAATATTTGTGTGCCGGTTACTCTTGTGTTTATATTTGTGCCGCCGTATAAATTAACACTACTACTTCCTTTGGATAAAACTACAGAACCACTATCACTAATCATTAAAACTTGATCAACAGCATTTGAAGTTAGTGTAATTTCAGTTGTTGAATTAGAAATATTGATACCAGATCCGATAAGGCTTTTAAACTGTAATTCGTTGCCTATTTTTTCACCAAATATACCTGTACCGCCGCCTATGTTAGCAGCTTCACTGCCAGAAGCAGCAGTAACTAAAATATCTAATTCTGAAAAATTATCATTTACTTTTGCAAATGCTTCACGGAGATCGTCACCTGTTCCGTCGTTTGCAATATTACCTATGTTTATACTTTGTATTGCCATTTATATCTCCGTTATAAGTTTGCTAACACCCATGCTTTGAATGCAGCATAATCTCCTGCACCATCTTGTAGTGCAGTTTTTAAATCTGCTATTTTAACATAACCAGGTATTTCACCGTTAACTGCATCAACAAGTAAACTTGAATCATCAGCAAATACTGATCCTTTAAGATCACCCGTTAGCGTGTCACCCTGTTCAACAACATTAGATGCTCCAGTTAGTTCTGTAAAATCTACTCTTTCATTTTTCCAAACTCCGCCTACAAATTTTAAAACATCATTGGTTTGATCACCTGTAAATACTACATTGTTTAGATTTTCAATATCTTCTGTTGTAATATCTGTTGTTGTTTGTACATCTCCGGGCTCGTACCGACCTAAAATAGAATCGTATATTAGTGCTTGGCCGTTAGTTGGAGCAGTTGATCCAACGTTTGCAAGATCTTCTATACTACCGGGTATAGTTGGTTTTCCAGTAAGTGATGAATACACTCCGTCAAATAGTGTAGGTGTGTTATTAAGATCTAAGTAACTACCCGAAAATGCAACACTGTTTAGACTGTTACCATCAACTGTAAAAGTAGTGCTTTCAACAGCAAGATTTTGTACAGTTAATGTTCCGCTTGCTGTAACATTTACAACATTTACTATGTTGTTTCCACTAAGATTCAAACTGTCACCAGATGGTATTTCTTTTATTTTGTTGTTATCTGTTGTGTCAACTACGAGTGGATATCTTACTGCCATTTTGTTTTCCTATATCTATATTTAGTGTAGATCTGCCCAGCCAGCAACACTGTCGTTATTTGCGTCTGCAGCATATCCTTGAAACTTTCCTGTTGTTGTGTTATACACCATTAATCCTTCTTCAGGTGTAAGTGCATCTACTTGTGCTTGTGTTAGCATTGGTGCTTTAAAACTTGAAGGCTCTGTAGGTCCCACTATTTTTGCATTTATGCCATCAACTAAGAGTGTTGAATCGTCTGCAAAAATTGTTCCGGTTACATCTCCATCTACTTTTATACTTGCTCCGTTGATTACTAAATTTCCACTTGCATCTGCTTGGAGTCTTGCATTACCAAGATAGATAAAATCTTTTACATATAGGTCTGTCCATTGTTTGCTTGCACTACCAAGTGCATATGTACCATCTGTGTCTGGTATAATATTTGAGCCAAGATTTTCTAAGTCTGTAGTTGAGCTTGCATAAAGTTCATCAAAGTTATCGTTGATTTTATCAAATGCTGTGCGTAAAGGATCACCATTGCCTGCGTTTACACTTGTTCCTATGTTGATAGTTTGCTTTGCCATTATACTCTCCCTACCACAACTTCAACAGTGCCTTTGCCGTCATCATCTTTAGCACCAACCGCTTTACCTATAACAGTTCCAACACCTGGTGAATTGTTTACTATTGCATAACCTGGTATAGCACTTGTAACTAACATATCACCTTTTGCTACTTTGCCTAATACCTTACATGGTACACGACCCTGTAATGCTATTGCTGTCACATGTTCACCTTCAAGATTTGAATTCATTAAGT